TTTTTTTCTTTATTATTACCACCTTTTTTGATTTTTATAATATCATATTCATATTCATTTACATTTTTAAAATTAAATTTTTTGGTTTTACCACCAAATTTTTGATTATATTCACGTTTAACAGTTCTCATGTATTATTATTTAAATATAAAAAAATTTAATGTTTATTACTACACATTTCTTTTTCTATTACTCGATTTGTGGATTTAAAAACATTATTTTTTAAAGTAAAATCTATATAAAACTGAAAATATTAAATCTAATGTTAAGACCAAAGAATTCATTTCGATGTTGTTTTTAAATAGATAATAGACTGATATTAAGTAGAGTATTCCATGGGTAATTCTTGTTTCGTGCCAAAATACCTTATTAAATTGTAATTCATTGTTACTACTAAATAAATACTGATAAATAAATCCTAATCCCATCAAAGATAGTACTAAAATAGCTAGATTTTTTAATTTATTTTTATCAAGAATTCTAATTAAAAAAATTAGTAATATTCTAACAGATAAACAAATATACCAGAAAGGATGTATTTCCATTTGTTATAGTATTATAAATTATATTAATATTTCCTAATTAATTATTTCTCTCAGAATTTCTTTTAGAATTTCTCTTAGAATTTCTTTTAGAATTTCTCTTAGAATTTCTACCTCTACCACCACCTGTAGAAAATGATGAACTTCCTCTACTCTTCTGTGGTTTTTGTGGTAATGTTCTAACTGTGTTAGCAAATGCTTCACGAGAATTTTTTGATTCTTTAGGAGAATCTTCGAATCCAGTCATAACACTAGCAACAAATCTTTCATAAGTGGGACTATTCATTTGGGCACCGGGACTACGTTGAGTGCTTCTATTAGTATTAGTATTATTTACCATTAAAAGTCCTTTACCTCTTCCACTACTTTTTATAAATGCCATCAAATTAGCATTTGCTACTCTATCGAGATTCTTACCTGCTTTTATTAATTGAAATCTTTTTCTTACCTCTTTTTGTAAATCTTTAACCTTTTCTCCTGATTTAATTACTGCAAGTTCATATTCATGATACTTTCTAGCAAGTGCAATATATTTATCACTATATTTTTTAGTTAATTGAGCACGAGCACTTTTTATTTTTTTTTGAGTCATTTGACGCATTGCTTGTTTTGAAACTGTAGCAAAAGCATTATTACCTCTTTCCTTAGGTTCTTCTCCCTTAAGGAGGTCTGCTAATATTTCAGCTTCAGAATCGCGTTCTCTTTTTAATTGTTTTTGGTATTCAGTAAGTTGCCTTTTTGATTCTTTAGCCTCATTTACCTTTTTATTTGAAGTTAATTCTTCAAAGAGTATAGTTTCACTTTTTAATTCTCCTAATAATCTTTTTAATTCAGCTTGATGAGATCGAAATAGAGTTCGAGATTTAGACATTTGTTTATAATATAATTAGAGAAATTAAACTAAATTACTGGTAAAATTTCCACGTTGTCTTAATACATCTTCACCTTCAAATAAATCATTATATTTAGGTTTTATATCTGCTATTTCAGAATAAACATCTCTGGGAACAAAACGATATTCTATTTGTTTATCAGCTTTCTTAGATTTTATAAAAATATCCATATAACCTATTGTTATCATAACTACACCTAGTGTAAAAAGAAATAATGTAAAAGTTTTCATTATAATATATATTCTTTTTTTATTTTATTCATCAATTTATTCCTTAATAGTTTTTAAATTACTATTTAAGTCAGAATCAAAAATATTTATATTTTCTGTAATATTTCCTTCTTTTGTCATATCAATCACACTATATGGTACATTTTTATATTTAACTTCAAATTCACGAGTTCTGCTATTAAATTTATACATTTTATAAGACACAATAATATAAACAATTAAACTTATAAATAAAAAAACAAATAAACTTCTCATTTAATTATAATTAGATTTCTTTTACGCCGTCGCTAGCGCCATCAGAGCCGCCGCTAGCGCCGCTAGCTGGAGCTTCAGCAAATTTAGATTTCATCCATGGGTCTTCACTCTCAATGCTATCTACAGTTCTTGCAACTTCTTCCTGATTATCTAATGACACTTCAGTATTAGCATTCTTTTTAGCTTCTTCAGCTGCCATCTTTTCCTTTAATGCATCCTGTTGTTTTTCACGTTTCTGTTCCTCATAAAACACATCCTTTCTTACTTCGTTTGCCTTATATTCTTTCATTAATGTATTGAGTTCTTCTTCTAAATATTCTTCATTAGCAACCTTATCAGCACATGGGTCCCATGGTAACCAATACCCCATCTGTCCAACAAAAACGTGGAATGAGCGATCTTTTGCCTGAAGTCTTTTAGCTCTTCTTTCAGCTTCGTTGTATGTATCAAAAACACCACGCACCTTTACTCCACGAACATGTGTTTTAAAATCACACTCTTTACTAAATTCTTCGTCTAATTTTTCACCATGTTTATATTTGAAATCATCATATTTACTCTTAAATCCATCATATGATACTTGAATGAAGTTTCTCATTTCTTTTTTCATAGCTTCAACAAACTTTGTGTTAATTCCAGCATATTCTTCTTTAGTTTCATCAGAAGCATCTTTTGGTGGATTTAATTTGTGTTCAAGGGCAAATTCTACCTCTCCACAAATCTGATTCATAAATCTATGATAAAGATACAATTCTTTCTGTTTCAATGTATCTTCTGGCGAAATAAATGAAATGCACACATAATTTTGTCCGCCAATTCTATCATCTACTTCTAGATAATCTTCTTCTGTTGTTGGTATTGTATTTCTGCTAGTCATAATTGATAATTCTATATATTAAAAAATGCTTTAAGTGATTTATTTTCTAATTATATTACAAATATGACATTAAACCACCGAGAGGTATTTAGAAGATTTGTTAAATATTTAATTTTAACACTCTTAGTAGCCTATTCATGTAAAATGGTTATTAAATCTAAGGTTTCTACTTTAGAAGCATTCTATGTAGGTATTGTTGCTTCTACTATATTTGCTATATTAGATATGATAAGTCCAACAATATATATAAAAACATAATTCATTATATTCATTATATTCATAATTCAAGCTCTTCTAAGTCATTTGAGAATGAAACACTAGTTGAATCTCCTTTTTTTATTTTTTTTTCAAAGAATATTTTCTTTCTAGTATCTTTATGAATAAACATTTTAATTAAGTTGTAACATATTTTAAAGAATCCAGGTATGTTAGTAATTATTATTTTTTCTACACAATAAGGATATTTTTCTTCAAAATAAGGTATCATATTTTTAAAAAGAGAAACATCCATATTTTTTATATATGTTTTTTTTAAATCTACAAAGACTACAATTTCCTTTTTATTGTATAACTTTAATGAACTATTAATGCAGTGTGACATTGTTTTATCTATATATGCTGAAAAATCATCATAATTGGAATCTTTTCTTTTTGTAAAGTTTCCGGCAAAAATACTAAATACTACACATTTATTTGTATCATTCTTCTGACAATTAATAATTGTTCCAAAATCCATTATTATTTATTAAATAAAAAAAAATAAAGTTTTAAACACTAGGGATATATTGCCATTTTAAATAATTGCAAATCTCTTTCCAAATCTGATCTTGTTGATGCAGTTTTTCTCTGCTCTTTAATAAGATAAAACACTCAGTAAATTCGTCTAACTCTAGTAATTGAACAAATTTATGTAAGACATAACTATAACTTAAAAAGTTTTTTCTACTCTTAGGACAGAATTTATGAAATGGGATTTGAATCTCTTTGAACATTCTACGCAATTCTTCTTCTGTTTCTCTAGATATAGTAGGTGGTGGTTCTCCATTTAATCTATTTATGATATGTGGTACATGTTCATAATATTTATTTTTCTTTAGTTTCTTTAATATTTCTCTTAATTTATGAGGCGTCAATGTTTTCATATCTTCTATTCTTTCTTTTTTTAATTCTGAAATTATTTGATTATAGACATCTTGGGGAATATCAGTAGATTCTTTTGCTTGAAATTGTGCCAACCATTCATTAAAGTGATTAATTCTTTTATATGCAAAATAACTTATTTCTCTAGGAGGTTCTTTATAAGAAGGTTTATCAGAATCAATTAAAATAAATGTCTCATCACCACACCCGCTACAAATCATTTTGCCTTCTGACATATATAGAGTTTTCTCAATATTACACATTTCACAAAAATCCACCGTTTTTGTTTTTTCTATATTTAAATTGTCAAAATTTTCATCTGTCAGCAATAGGTAATCTTCATACATTTTGGCTTTGGATTTATATGTAGATTCAGTATCCAATTTGATTTTTTCTAGTTCTTGTTCTTGTTTCTCGGGTTCTTTTTTAATTTTAGAATTATTATTAAAATATTCCATAACTGACTTTTCTGCTATTTTTTTCCTAAAATTATTCACCGTAGTTTTTTTTATAGGAGTATTATTAACAGAATTATCTGCATAATTGAATAAAATATTTCCTGTGTCTAATAAATAATCTATTTCTTCCCTATTGGATTCTATATTAAGTATAGTTTTTTTTAATTTGTTTATATTGTCTAATAACTCCATTTTTTTATCGATATCGCATTCATCAATTTCTTTATCTTGATATTTTTCTTCAAATCTTTTTACTAAAATATTTAAATCGTTCTTTTTAGTCTCTAAATCTTTCTTTTTTTCTTGAAAGTAATTAACTTTAGATTCATGTTTAGCGTGTAAGGTGACTCTAGTATCGGCTACTAATTTTTTTCTATTTTTAGTCTTAAACGACATACTTCTTTTAAGTATAGAAAAATCTTTAAAAAAATCTTTAAGTATAAAACTTAAAGAATATAATATTCTTTTATTATATATATTAAAAATGGGAGGAGGACTAATTCAACTTGTCGCATATGGGTCCCAGGACATGTACATCACTGGTAATCCACAAATTACATTCTTTAAAAGCGTTTATAGGAGACATACTAATTTCGCAATTGAATCTATTAAAACCATTTTTAATGGTAGTACTAATTTTGGTCAGGAAATTCACGCTAAGGTAGATAAAAGTGGCGATTTAATACACAAAATGTATCTTCAAATAAGAATTCCAGCTGTAGAACTAAAAACTGGCAGTTCATCAGAATATATTGGATTTAGATGGTTAAATTGGTTAGGTCATATTCTTGTCGATGATGTAGAACTTAGCATTGGTGGTCAAAAAATTGATAGACACACAGGTGATTGGTTCCATATTTGGAATGAATTAACACAAAATGCAGAACAAGGTCCAGCTTATGCTGAAATGGTTGGTAATGTTCCTAAATTAACACAAGTTCAAAGTTGTAATACTTCATCTAGTGCAACTACCGATGCATACACACTTTACATTCCATTACAGTTCTGGTTTAATAGAAATCCTGGTTTAGCACTTCCACTTATTGCACTTCAACATCACGATATTGTATTAAAGGTTCAATTGAGAAGTTTAGAAAATTGTATTTGGGCTAGTAAGCAAACTGGTGAAACATATAATGATAAAGTTGGACAGGTTGTTTTCAGCACAAAACCAGCATTAGAGAGTGTAAATTTATATACAGATTACATATTTTTAGATACAGCAGAAAGAAGACGTTTTTCACAAGTTCAACATGAATACTTAATAGAACAGGTCCAAATTAAAAATGTAACAATCCAAGCTGGTGATACTTCACCAAGTACTAAATTTACATTTAATCACCCAGTGAAAGAAATGATTTGGACAATTCAGCCTATTGAATACCGCGATTCAAGTAGGACACAAAATAAAGGTGGAAGACAATACTTTAATTTTACAGATTCATGGGACTACAGTGGTTTTACAGGAACTCCAGAAGGTTATTTTGGTCCAGGTATGGCAGGTGGAAGAGGAAATCAAAACTTCTTCCATGGAATTCCATCAATTAAACTCTATGGCGATCTTAATAGCAATAATGCATGGAATACAACAAGTTCATCAATAACTGATTCAACTACGGCTGGTTATTCTTATTTAAGTAATTATACCGAAAGTGGTGGAACCAATTTATATAGCAACAGAACTTTTGAACATTTGTTAGGTCCAGCATTAGCTCAACCAACTACAGGAAATTCAACTGGTTTATTAAGTGCTACAAGCAATCAGATGAGTATTAATGATTCTGGTAGAAATCCAGTAGTAAATGGAAAACTAGTATTAAATGGTAATGATAGATTTACAATTAGAGAAGGATTCTATTTTAATGTAGTCCAACCTTATCAGCATCATACAGGTTCTCCCGCTCCAGGTATTAATGTTTATAGTTTTTCATTAAAACCTGAAGATTATCAACCTAGCGGAACATGTAATTTTTCAAGAATCGATAATAGTACTCTTGATTTAACACTAACTAATGCCACTACACTTAATAGAGCAGCAGAACTAACTATTTATGCTGTAAATTATAATATTTTAAGAATTATGAGCGGTATGGGTGGTTTAGCATATTCAAATTAATACCTTTATTTTTCTTTTATTATTAATTATTAATTTTATTAATAAAATATTTGTATTATTTATCAAATGGAATGCACAATTTGTCTTAACACAATGAATGCTAATGATAATGATTCTGATAGTATAAATAAAGTTTTAACTTTAAAAAGTTGTAATCATCAGTTTCATTATGGATGCATTCATCAGTGGCTTCAACAAAATTCTACTTGTCCTATTTGCCGAGATTATGTTCATCAAATATTACCTTGTCAATACATTAAAAATAAATGGTTTCCTAGCATAGGTGCTAAAAGGGGTCATTTTAAAATAGAAGATGATAATATTGTATTTTTTGAAAATGATTTACAATTAACACACATTCCATTCAAAAAAATATTTAGATTATGGCTTTTAAATCATTCAATAGTATTTGAAGTAAGAAGACAAGGTGTAAAACCTCAAACATTTCAGTATAAATTTAAAGACCCAAACACTTCTTTAAGACTATTCAACTATTTAATGGAAAGATTTAATACAATATATTTTAATACCTTAAGAAATAGTGATTAATAAATAATAATTATGAATATTTATTCTATACCATATATACCATTTATAGAGCATATAATTCCTTACTTAATTCCGTTTAATGAATATGATTTTAAAACATTTCTCAATTATAGATTGGTATCTAAAACATTTAATAGATATTTTACAGATAAAAAAATAACTAACATTTTAAATAGTAGATATAAATTAAACCATACAGAGTCTTTTTATGAAACTCGTGCTGAATACTGGGCAACTATTTTTAAATTTTACAAAAATAAGTATGCTCACTTTTTTACACCTGATTTATTAGATGTTTTTAATGGCATTAATGAAATTTATTCACTACCGGTTTTATATAATGTTGATTGGTGGGTAATCTCCAAACTCTACACCATACATAATCTCACAGATGAAAATAAAAAAAGATTAGACCCATGGAATGCTTTAAAACAAAGAATTAAAAATCCTATAATGAGAGGCGTAGATACTGCTGGAAGACATTTTATTTCGTTAAAATACTATAATTATACATTAAAATGTTATCATTTAGAAATACTCTATAGGGACAATTGCAAAATTAATAATAAAAGATGGTCTTTTATAGGGGAAGACTTTTACACATTTATTGGTGGTGTTGGATTAGAAAATAACATTTATAGAAATCTGCTATATCTAAATTACGATTTCTTAAAATACATTTTGAAAAATAAATCCATATTTGTAGCAAATAAAATAGACTCATTGAATCACCCAGTAAAATCTAGATATCCCCTAAAACCTATGCATAATGATTATTGGTCAGATGAGGATTCTGAAGAAGAATACGATACAGATTTAACATTAAATAAAATTACAGAAAATACATTTATGCTTTCATTAAATTACTAATACTAATTAATTAATGTAAATCTATATCTTGTCGCGTATCTATTTCAACTATGTCTCTAACAAATTTAGGTAATCTTTTATGTATTGTTTGTAGATTATTGCCCTGAAATAATCCAACTAGTTTAAAATGAATATTATCTTCATAGTAAAGCATTATAGTTTTATCATATTTATTAAGGTTACTCATTGTAGGGTATATTGAAGGAACATCACTTCTAAATATGATAAAATTGCATCTCAATGCTTCTCCTAATAACTGTAAAATAATCATATCACCCCAAAAATTATTACCGCCTATCAAAATTTCTATCTGTAAATCATTCACAGTTTTAGTTTCATTTGGATCCCAATCTCCATTAAAATCAAACGATTCAGCTTCTAATCTATAACTCTCTATAATTACTGGAAAGTTTTCCTCTGTCACCTGATTAGCGGATAATTCTCTTAATGATTCTACTGAATAAAGTGTATCTATATTTCCCGCTTTTAAATGCTCAAAATTAAAGGCTTCTGCTATACTATGAAAAAGACAATCTCCACTGCTACCACACTCAATTATTCCTAGTTTGATAAAATTTTTTCCTAGTCTTTCTTTCCAAGTATCTATGAATTCTGTATAACCATATTCATCAAATTTTTTTAACCAATTTCTATGATTCACTATAGATTCCAAGTATCTAAATTTACGACATTTAGGGTCATAAATGATATTTTCTGTAAAATATACTAAATCCATTACTATTATATATTTTCAAGGTTTCTTTATATTTTTTTATCCTTTAATATTAATTATTACCATGATTTCTGATTCATTACGACAAGGGTTATTTTTTGGTTTCAATAGTGGAGTAATAACCTCTATAGGTATTTTAGCTGGACTTTCACAAGTAGTGCAGTCTCCAAAAATTATTATAATAACATTATTTTCATTAGCAATAAGTGATGGATTATCGGAGGCGTATTCTCTTTATTTTTCAATAAAATCAAAGAAGAATAACATAGAGGATGACAAAAATGCATTAAGAGCACTAAGGGGCGTAATTTTATCAAAAGTAGGAGTGACACTTTCCTTTTTGACTCCTCTACTTTTTGTAAAAGACTTAAAAATGTATAAAAACATGTATTTTCCAATAATATGGGGAGCTATTTTACTACTGTTTATAGATTTTAATATTATTAAAAATACAGATGAAAAAATAGAAAAATATTTAATACCACAAGTAAGTATTGTTATGCTACTTATACTTTTAGGAAAAATTTTTAGAAATTAATTTAATAATTACTTATTTAATAATTTCTAATTTCCTCAATGCTACGCCATTGAACACTAGGTGGTCCTGTTGGAACTCCTTTAACCTTTTCAATGTTGTTCATTATAGGTTCATTTGTGGGACTTGGAAGACTTTCGGTTGGGTCTAATGGTTCAGGTATGCATGGACGATGATTATCTCTAACATTATTTCTTGTATCAATTTCATAGTCAAATGGAACTAGAACTCTTTCCTGTGGATCTTGGCATAACCATTCCCATCTATTCCATCCGGTTCCTCTAAGTGTGCATGGTGGATTACTAAGTCTTGTATCTTCGGTTGTAAGATTTTGGCACTCAGTTAAATGAAGCATGTCTGATGGGTTTTGAATATTTCCAGCATTATTAAATTTGGGATTAAATTTTTTCTCGGAGCAATTACTTTGTGTTCTAGTTAAATTCATTAATTCCGAATCTGTATCAATCATATTCATTCTTGTATTTAAACTGACTCCATTTTTCTGGAGACGATATCTTGGGTCTTTGTTAAAACATGGTTCGCATGAAACATGTGGTGATGCTAATTGATATTCTCCTGGACCAACTGATTCCTCTAATACTTGTTTGTATGAGCAAGTGTCATAATTTAATCTATTAAAACTCATTTATATAAATAGGTAATAGAAAAAAATATTACAGTTTTATTAATTCTTATTCTTACCTCCTCCTAGTTTTTTCTCTAGATTTTTCTCTATTCTATCTTCTACTGAATTAGATTTACTAATTAAATTAGATTCTCCTCCAAATGTTTTATTAAAAACTTTTTCTTTTACTGTATTTTCTAAATCAATACCAGTAACCTTCTTTAATCCACTAGAAGCAATACTCAATGGCATAGTTGCTAATTTAAAAACTGTATTAATAAATCCCCCTTCTAAGAAACTTTTACTTCTGCTTCCTGAACTAGAAAAATCCTCATTATTACCTATATTATTAAATAAATTATTGTTTGAATTATATTCTGATGTACTACATAAGTTTTGAATATGAACGTAACTTGCACTATCTTTATTTTTTAAATTTTCGCCATTTTTAGTGCTTTTACATAAATTATTTATCATTATACTTTTTACTGACTCAGGATTTCCTCCATTTTGTTTAGTTCTAGCTCTAGCTCTACCTCTACCTCTTTTCCTCGAATTATTATTTGCTTTTTTATCTTTATTAAAAGATTTCCCTTTTTTCTTAGTATGTTTTCTTTTAGGCATTATTAAAATAATAGTAGATAATTATTCTATTTAACAAAAAAAAAATAAAAATAAAAAATTTAGTTTTTATCGCATCTATTTGGCTGACGAACTGGACAAGGTGGAAAATCGAGTGCCTTTGGTAATGGTGTTGGTTTGTATCTAAACATATTGCATGATGG